AATCAAACCCCAGCCACCAGACATCATCCGGCTCGCCCGGCTTGGGTACATGACAGATATGGCCCTGGCAGTGATCGGAATAGGTCAGACCCCCATGCACCCGAAGCACGGAACCAGCCGAGTGATCGCAGTATCCATCCTTCGCGGATTTTTTGCAAGCGGGTTTCCGGGCGCAGCGGTTGTAATCAATTCCGTAAAACCGGTGCCCCGACGGAACGGCAACATACCCGCACCAGTTCCCCATGGGCGTTCGGGTCATGAGACAGGGAAACCCTAAATGCTCCCACTCGATTCGGTCGGGCTCGTCCTGCCAGGGGCCAGGCCCCCATTTTGATTTATCGATCGCGATTTCTTTCATCTAAGATTCAAAATTATAGATCAGCGCGGTTTTTTTCTTTGTCCTGATTAGCGGCTCATTGCCTGCCATCGTCCAGGCTTCCAATTCCTGACGGTTAAACTTTAGCAGGCGGCCGACTTTACGGAAAGGAATTTTCTTTTTGCACGTCCAGCCATAGATGGAAGACTGGGCAACGCCGAGGTAGGCTGCCGCCTCGGATAGGGTCATAAGTTTATCCATGATGAAAAGTTTGCGGGGGTGGGAGTTGAACCCACTGTCTCTAGGTTATGAGCCTAGCAAGATACCGTTTCTCTACCCCGCGAATAAGTTTAGGCGGCCTGGTATATTCTGCGCTCGATCGGCTTGCGGTACAGTGTGGCCGCGGCGACCGGCTTCACATCGGGAATATAGATCGGCCGTGACCGTGGAAGTAAAACAAATTTCACCGTATTAAAATGAATTCGGCGCAAGTTGTCCACATGGCGATTGGTTCGGTCGCCATCGGCAAAAAATACTCTGTCCCCTTCTACAATCTTGACCCCAGCCTTTGTAAGCAAGTAAGCTCCTAAGCCTTGCCATTTATTCTCGGCGACCTTTACTTTCACGTACCCATTTTTATTTTCCACCTGACTGTTAACCGGATAGCGGTGCATCCGAGGATAGGTCTTCATCGCTTTTTAGTTCCTTTCGTGAACGGCATTCGTAAGTAGCTGGACTCTTTCCATGACGTGAGGTTCCCGGCGAGCGCGTTTGATGAGGGTCGAGGTAGACGGCGGGGCCAGTCCGAGAAGGTTCGCCAGGTGCGTCACTTTAAGTTGGCATTCATTATGTCCCACATAAACAAATGCTTTTTTCGTGGTTGACAGCTCGGGGTTTTGTTTTTTGGATCCGTTCAATTTGACCTGCAAATCTTTTAAGCTTACCCCGAATAAGGCATGGGTCAGTTTTAAAAGTCTTTGCGTTTGAGTGGTCTCTTCGACCCCGTTTAATTTCTTTGGCTGCGGGGAAGAGCTTCCATTCCCATTTCCATTTTGCACACTTCGATGTTTGATCTTGTACCTTCTATAGGGCGTGACGACAAAGGCTTTGGCTTTATCCGAAAATGCAATCTTCCAATTCAGCTGTTCGCGCACGAGTCCGACATTAATTCCGCTACAGATCCGAGCGATCAAATTTTCATCGAGTTTCGGACCTTTGGAATTTTTGGCGGGTGCAAACAGGAAGGATTCATCTCCAGGCATACTCTTAATTTTTGCGATGACTTGTTGGCGGATGGCTTCGTATCGGGAGCGGTATTTGGCGGGGACCAGATCGGCGACTTGATCGAGTTTGATACTTTGAAACTCAAACTCTAAGACAGGCTCGACTTTTTTGACCATGGGGTGGCCTCCTCTCACATGGTCGGAAATGTATCATTTAGTAATACTCTATGTAAAGTAGTTTATTTCTTCAGCAGGCGGGCAGCTTCACCGTCGAGGACTTGTCGCATCCAGGCATTGAAAAATCGGGGATTTCCGGGAAATACCTTCAGCGCCGCCTCTTTCCAGCGGGCCAAGCGTTCGGATCCGATCGGCTCATTGCCGAGGGGAAAGGTCCAGCGAATTTGTTTGCGGACTTTGGTGATCATTATTTTACCTTCAGGGCACGAATGCCCCAGGCGATACGCTTCAAAAGTTTTTTCTCATAGCGGTTAATCGTGTAGCGATCGACAGACTCGCAATGCACCGCAGCCCGCTCATAGGCGGCGTTCACTTGTTTCAGGACTTGCCTTTCGCAAAGTGCGTTATATTTTTTATCCAGCTCGCGGATGGTTTTGGCTCGGAGGAGATGCTTTTCATGGTCGAGCCGGGTCACGTCATTATTGAGCCGGGTGATCTCCTCTTTCAAAAGGATCTCGGATGTTTTGTCCATATCGTCCTTTATCAGATAAAGTCTAGCGGCTCCTGTCAACCCAGCGGGCGCAGCTGGGGACGCCGCCGCGAACCAGGATTGCTTGGACCCAGAACGTCGTCGAGACGGGCCCCGAACAGAGGAAACTGACGCCGCACCCAGAGACGAGGAAGATCATTAGGGTGCCTTCGGTTTGGAGCCGATGCTCAATGCCTTGTCCGCGACTTTGGAAACCCCTTCGAAGATCCTGAAGAGACCTTTAAACCAATAGTAGACCAGGGCGCAGGCTGCCCCCACGGCTGCGACGACGATCCCGAAGGCAACGGCCAGCAGCGCCGCGGCCACGGGGGCCAGTGCTACTCCGACGGCAACCAAGATAATTAATTTCATACGCGCCTCCTTAGTCGTGGCTCTTCAAATACATTCGGACGGAAACCCCGAGCTTCCCGCCGGTCATCCGGTGGCCTGCGGTCTCGATGACCTGCGGGCCGCCGTTGATGTTGACCGTCAACCAGCCCGTAACGGGAACGCGCAAGTCGGCATTGTATTCCGTCTGCGCGAATCCGAAAAAGTTATGGTGCGTGGCTCCGGTGGGTCCGTTCGAATCGTCCGACGTGTAGGTTTTGCTGACCGTGCGCTCCCAGCCTAAACCGATCGAGGTAAAGTGATCGGGATTAGTGGGGCAATTGCCCAGCTCGGCGAAGGCCGCCGTCGAGGCCAGTAGCAAGGTCAGACAGATCGGCCAGTGTAGGGTTTTCATAGAGTCTCCTTTTCGTCGTGTGAACCATCGGACGGCAGAACGGCCTGGATCCTGGGGATGCCGCCTTTTTCGAGGATGGCGTCGACCCATTGCAAGACGGATGCTTTATCGTGGCAATAGGCACTGATACCGGCTCCGGTGACGAGATACGTCGACATGATGGGCTCTCCTAGGGACTGTCTGGCTACACTCCAGTATATAGGATAATATAGGATAAGTCAAGGGGAAAGCCTCCCACCGACGACGATTTGACATCTTTCAGAATCTGGGTGTAAGATCCGGCCCGCGTCCCCTCTCCGCCGGGGCCAAGCGCTCCAGGGGAGGTTTATGTCCTATCTCAATTGTAGTCGTTTTTCCCACCGCCAGATCTTCGATTTTAGGCCCCTAAAAGTGTCCCAGCGTGTCAGAGTATGCCACGGTATGTCCTTATGAGTAAACTCCCTTTCATTCTGTTCCATCCGTCGGACTGGTTGCGCGATACCGGGGGACTTTCGCCGCTCGCCAAGGCCGCCTGGATCGATATTTTATGCTACGCCTGGAATGAACCGGAGCGGGGAGTTTTCACGCGCTCGCGGGAGGCCTTTTGCAGCCTACTTAGGATCCCCGCCGCGGACTTTGTTTCGGTCATTTCGGAGCTCGCCACCGTGGCGAGCGTAACGGCCAGTAACGAAAAAGTAACGGTCATGTCACGCAGGATGATGGCGCTCGAAAAACGTTATAAACAGAATGCAATTCGCCAAGCTCGCTTTAGAAGTAACGCCCAAAGTAACGCTCCCGTAACGCACAAGACGTTAGAAGAAAGAAAAGAAAAAGAAAAAGAAGTAAGAAAAGACGTTGCAGAAAAGAACGAAGAAAACGAAAAAGAAAAGAACCCCCTACCGGCAGGCCCAGCTCCAGCTCATCCCAAGGGGCTTTCGCTGGGCCCTCCCAGCACACCCACACCCCAAAAACCCAAAGGCGCTTTTAAGCCGGTCACCCCAGGCCACGATTCGAATTGCACCTGCGAATTCTGTTTTGTGAAGGTCGTTAAGGCCTGGGACTTTTAGCCCATTTCCGTTACATGAAATAGTATTTCTTGACATCTTCGCGAATGTGGGTTACTGTTCGGCCCATGGCGCGACTCCCCACGCAAGCAGCAGCCCTCCCCACCGGCGATTCGTTTTCGCCCAAATCCAGTTTTATCGAGCAAGCGGCGTATAAGGCCGACGACAAAAAATTGACGCTGACGTTTAAGAATGGCTCGCAGTATGTCTATCAAGACGTACCTGCCTCGACGTGGTTGAACTTCCAGCAGTCCCCCGATCACTCCAGCTTTTACGCCAACGCGATTAAAAAGACGATGCAAGCGACGCCGATCAAATCGGCCGCCGTCGGACAGCCCAGATCCCAGCCCCTACAAAAAATAAAACACGAAAGGACGCTCGAGAGTTATGGAAATACTCAAAGACGCGGCATCGAACGGATCACAAAACGCGCCGGGCTCGACACAAAAGAACCCGGCACCGTCCCAGCCAGCCTCTACAGCCGCTAACGATCGCGACACGATCAAAGGGCTCCTGGCGGAAGCGCGGGCCACGCGCACCGTGCTAGAAGATTTTGAATTAGCGATTAAGAATGGCACTTTTCATGGACGCGAGATGATGGCGATTGCCAAAGGCATTAGTTTTGTCGAGGCGATTCTCAGTCAGAATAAGGCGCACGTCGATAACTTGCAGCAACGCCTCTCCGCCGGAGCCAAAGCGTGAGTGCTAAAGAGAATGGCTCCTCGGCAACCAGCGAAATCCCCGTCGCTAAAACCCCCCTGCCCCTGCACGATCTGGTCTATATCTTCAAAGTCTCTCGCCGGGCCAATCCCGTTGAATTTAAAAATCTCTGGCAGCTGGTGGTGAAAACGCCCAGCGACCCGAATCCGATTGAACTCGTCGACGCGGACTCGCTCTCGACGGTCATCGCCAAAATCGGTCTGGTGTTTGAGGAGGACGGTCTATGAGAAAACTCATCGCCTGGTTAAATGCCCGATTTCCCGTGCAGCTGGTGGTGACGCGAGAGGAATATAAAAGCCTGCGCGAAGAACTCGCCCAGTACAACGTCATCATTCAAAACATGAATGCCCTGAATAATCGCCTGGTCGACATCGAGCGCCAGGTGAAGCAGCTCAATAACGCCAACGGATTTATTTCGAATGTCAAAGGACAATTCAATCTTGAACGTTAAGGCCGATATCGCGCATCTGAAGTGGCCCCAGAATCGCTTGCAGCTGGCTTTACTTTCGATTCCAGCGTTTCAAGAGTGGTACGCGGCCCAGAGCCCCCGCGAAATGATTTTCCTGGGCCAGGATCCTGATTTCAAACATTTTCTGTTTTGGAACTATACGCTGCGCGTGAAGATTTTAAGAAGCCTACTCAAAATGAAACGGATGTTTGGCGGCGTCTTTGCGAATGCGTCGGATCCTCGGGTGATTTCGTGAACGGTCAGAAAAATCTATCGCAATTAACGCTTTCGCAGATCGAAGAGAGAGGCCTGACGCACCTCTTGAATCGCCCGAAAGTGCGGAAAGCAGGGCCCGGTAGACCGAAAGAAAAGCTCAATAAACGTAATCAATTCTCACTGACCTACTGGTTTCGGCTGATTGAAAAAGACTTTAAGAAAATGCGCCCCGCCCAGCGCTGCCGAATCGCGCTGGAATGTTGGAAGGTGTTGATAAACAAGGCAAACAGCATCCCGTCGGATCCTGAAGAATCGAAGCTTAATGCCGATGAGGCGATGGGCATTCTGAAGGACGTAGAAAATAATGGGAAAACTTCTACAACTACAGTCGAATCGGATAAGGAACCGGTGATGGTCCGGCCGAACCCGACGACTGAAAAGACGATTGAGATGGGGAAGGTGCTTTCGTGAATGCGACGCCGAAAATTTGGGGAATTTGTGAGCGCTCCGACGGTGGACCCGTCGGTCGACGGCCAGCTGCCCCGCCCGTGCCCCGCGCTCGACTGGATCCTCGACGGTGCCGCCCTCTCCTGACGGAGGAGACGGCCGGTGGGTACCGGCCGGTCGACCGGCGATGCTATCCCTCTTTTCCGTCGGACGATTTAGCTTTAGGCTTTAATATAACCCCCTCCCCCTTTTATCCCCCGACGGTGACGCGATGAATTCTGCGACCTTACTAAAAGCCTCCGGCGTGATCTTAGTCTGCGTCGGAATTCATTTTGGGTTAAGTGGACTGCTGCCCTTGATTGTCTTCGGGGCGGGCCTAATGATGATCGTTTTATGACGGATCTAGCCCGACTCTGCCCCTGCGGCGAGACGCCTCCGCACACGATCGGCTGGTGTGAAGCGCTGCACAAATCGAAGGGGAAGACGCTGATTTATTCATCGCGAAAAGATCCCAAGTTAAAACCCGAGAAGCGTTTTTTAAAGGCGTCTTTGATTTTGCGGAAGGACGCCAAAGAATGAAACTGAATTTTGCGGAAGAAAAATATAAGGACGTCCATCGCCTGGCCTGGACGATCGGGCGCTTAGATTATCGGCTGCGGGAGAGTCAAAAGCAGATTAAGCAGGCCTGGGTGAGATCGCAAGCGACCAGTCGGAAGTTCTACATCAACTCGACGCGGCGCTTAGGGAAGAGCAGCTTTTTATTGCATCTCATGGTCGAGCAGTGCATTAAGAAGGCGAAGAGTCGGTGGGCGTTTTTTGCGCCGGTGAAGGACGGGTTACTTGATTACATCGAGCCGATCATCCAGGAAACGCTTAGGTGGTGCCCTGACGATCTGCGTCCTAAGTTTGACAAGCAGCGTTTTATGTTTTCGTTTGGGAACGGGTCCAGCATTTTATTTAGGGGCTCTAATAATCAGCAGCATCGCATACGGCGCGGCCTTGATCTTGACGGTGCGGGCGTTGATGAGGGGCGGGACGTAGATGACCTCAAAGATTTGATTGACTCGGTGATCTTCCCGGCATTGTTTTCGTCCGACGGATACCTGCTGCTATCCTCGACGCCAGCCGATACCTACTCCCACGATCTCTATCACTATTACCAGCTGGCCCAGGCGGAGGGATGGCTCTACGAGTGTGATATTGACCAGGCGGCGCGGCTCGATCCCGAGGATTTTCCCGTGGAAAGGATCGCCGAGTGGAAAAAGGAAACGCAGCGCGAGGACGTCTGGGAGCGCGAGTACAAGTGCAAATGGATTATCGATAGTACGCGGGTCGCGGTCCCGGAATGGCGGAACGCCTACTGCAAGGGCTACTACAAAGATATTTTCTACCCGTTCTATCACCACTATATCGGGATCGACTGGGGTAGTAAGGATTTTACGGCCTTGGTATTTGCCACCTGGGATTTCAAGCGGGCGAAACTGGTGGTCGAAGGCGAGCTGACCTTTAGCGGAACGGAAGTGCGGTCGGACAAGATCGCCGCGGCCATTACGATGCTGCGCTTAAAGCTCTGGGGCGAGGATGCCGAGATTTATAAAACGATTTCGGATTCGGCCGACCCGATTCTGATTAATGAATTAAACGCCCACGCCGGAATGAACTGCATCCCCGTCTACAAAGAACGGTCGCTCGAGGCGATGCTCAATCAATTCCGCATTTTAGTCGCCGCCGAGAAGATTGAAGTCTCGCCCAAATGCGCGATGGTGCTTTCGAATCTCACCTCGGCCGTCTGGGATAAGACGCGGACGATGCTCGATAAGGATCCCTACAACCACCATTTCGACCATTTGATGGCGCTGGTCTATTTGACCCGTGGCCTGGTGCCGAATGAAAACCCGATCCCGAAGGATTTCGGCGTGGATGGCACCCGCATTATTGATCTGAATTTTGACACGAAGAAAAGCTCTGAAGGGGCCAAAGCCTTAGAGGAAGCTTATTCGAAAGTCAATCGCTCGCGACGGATGCGGGCCGCTTAGAGGAGGACTCCATGGCGCAACTCTCGACGTGTGCGGAAGAGACCAACGTGTGCAGCATTTGTGGACGCAGTGCCCCGCAGAATGTGGCGGCCAATCGCTGCAAGTTTGCGGCCCAGGCCGCGGGGAGTTTTAGCTATATCCAAGCCGCGCAGGAAGAACGCGCTGCCGGGCCCCACGTCCTATGACGCAGATTCTGATTTGTGACGACAAAGTAATCAAGCTCGAGGATAACCCAGGGGGATCCCAAACCTGGCTCTTAGACGATGACGACGACGGCAATCCCGTCTGGGTAGAAATCAAACACAAAGCGGAGGAGAAATAAATGCCGAATTATTCTGAAAGTTTAATCCCGAATGCCCGAGCCGCCAAAGACGCCTCGAGCACCGGAGCCTCGACGCAGACGGCGCTGGTGGTTTTAGCGGTGCGTGCCATTGCCGCGGCCTGCGCCACGGGGGCGTACACGGCGGTGTTTTCCATCTCCGGGGCAAGTTCCTTGGACCTGCAATACATTTTGGAAGTGTTGCATACCGGCGGATATCAAACGTCGATAACGACGACTAACTTAACCGTCACATGGACCGCATAAGGGGGCCCTATGTCCAGTAACCCGTTAGACGATATTTTGCCCTCGGCCGAAGCTTCACACGCTCGCGCCACGGATTATCTGGGAACCCAGACGATCTTTTTGCGGGCGGTCGTAACCGCCATTAATACGGCGCGGGTGACGGGTCTTTTCACCGCCACGATTGCGCTGGGTTCGACCACCTCCGGCGATATTCAGTGGGTGGTGGATTTGCTCCGGCAGTGTGGGTATGGCGTGACGTTCTCAACCACGAATATCGTAGTCACCTGGTAAGGAGATAACTATGGATGGACTCTTGATGAATGCCGTAGCGGCCCACTCGGCCGCCGATACGTCGGCCGCAACCCAGACGGTGTTTTTAGACGCGGTGGTGGCAGCGATCGTGGTCGCCTTCACCGCCGGACTCTATACCGCCTCGATCGCCTGCGGGACAACGCCCTCGGCGGATGTCCAGTGGGTGACCAAACACTTAAACGACCGGCAATACACGGCACGAGTGACCGGCGCAAATCTGGTGGTCACCTGGTAAATGGGCGGAATCGACACCACTGACGTTGTAAAAGGGCCGATGCCGCACACGGCCGCGGAGTATTCCTGGACGAAACCGACCCAGGAATGCGTCGCCGATTGCTGGGACCGCATCTCGGAGTATTACAACGAAATGCGGCGCACCGGGCGTCTATCGCTCTATCGGAATTCGTTTACGAATTTCTATGCGGGCTGGATTTACCGGGCGTCGATGTACAAGTCGGGCGAGATGGGCGAGCTGACGCGCAGCTTCTGGAACCACGAGCGCAATATTCTCCTGCATATCAAGTCAAAGGTGACCCAGGATAAAGTCGCCTATAAAGCCCAGGTGACCAACTCGGATGCACGATCCGCCCAGAACCGGGAACTCGCCGACGGGCTCATGGAGCATTTCGCCCAAGGCGAAGACTACGGGCTCGACCGGAAACTCGATCAATCCGTCGAGGATTCCGAAGTCTACGGCGAAAGTGCGGTGATTGCGTTATGGAATAAATTCAAGGGACCGGACTATATGCCGGGAATTTCCGAGGGGGATATCGAGTACCACAACATCACGCCCTTGGATCTAATCTTTAACACGGCGGTGCAGGAGCGAGGGCATTGTCAATGGAAAATATGGCGACGCTGGATGAACAAATACGACCTGGCCGCGATGTATCCAGATTTCTCAAGCGAGTTGAAAGGTCTTTCCGATTCCGAAAGCACTTACGGGACGAAGCTTGTCACCCTTATCCATCACGACAACGAGACGATCCCCGTCTTCTACGCCTTCCACGCCGATACGCCCGCCGTGCCGGGCGGCCGGTTTCTCCTGTTTGCCGATCAGACGACCATCTTGGAAGACGACACGCTGGTGGGGGCGGGTTACGCCGACGAGAAGGGCCGCGGATTTATTCCGATCTTTGACAACGTGCCCTCGACGATGGCGGGCTCGCCCTTTGGCTATACCCCGGCCTTCGATCTGATTCCCTTGCAGCAGGAATTAAACGAACTGGTCTCCGCCGTGACGACCAATAACATCAATTTTGCGACGCAGTGCGTGATGGCCCCGAAAGGCTCGAACCTGCACTATCAGTCCCTGGCCACCGGCATGACCTTTATCGAGTGGGATCCGAAGATGGGCCCGACGTCCAAGCCCGAGGCCTTAAACCTCCTGCATTCCGCGCCCGAGACCTACCAGCTGATCGATAAGCTGATTCAAAATATGGAAGTTTTAGCCGGGGTGAGCGCCTTAGATCGCGGCGTACCGGACCAATCGATCACCTCCGGCCAATATGCCGCGCTCATTACGACCAACTCGATTATCTTCCAGGCCCCACTACAAAGAGCCTATGCCGCGCTTTGTGAAAAGGTGGCGACTGGAACACTTCGCATCCTGAAACGGAACATGAAATCCGATCGCGTGACCCAGATCGTAGGCGCGAACAAAGTCTCGGCCGCCAAGACGTGGGGCCCGGACACGCTCTCCGGGATCTCCGGGATCCGCGTCGAGACGATTAATCCGATGCTGCAAACCCCGGCCGGAAAAATGCAGCTGGCGGACGTCTTGATGAAATCCGGTCTGATCAAAGATCCCCAGCAATACATCGGGGTTTACACCGATGGCGACCTGCCGCAGCTCTACCACCGCCAGGAAACCCAGCTGGTGCTGGTCAAAGCCGAAAACGAAGCGCTCTTAAAGGGCCAGGACGTGACGCCTGCCATCACCGACAACCACGTGATGCACATCCTGGAACACACCGCCAACATCGACACGGTGGAAGCGCACTTAAATCCGAATGAGCCGTATGTGGTGGCGACCTTAAACCACATCATGGCGCACATTAACATGATGACCACGATCAATCCGATTTTAGCCGGGATCATCGGCGACCCCTCTTTACCGCCGGGGATGCCGTCCCAGCTCCAGCTTCCGCCGCAAGCGGCACCCCCTCCGGGGGCACCACCGCCTCCTGGACAAACGCCGGGACCAGCCGGTCCTACGCCCGGCGCAGGGCCCGCGGGGCCCCCGGCTCCGGCCGTGCAGCAGAATCAGCAACCGGGCGGCCCGACGCGCCCTGGACAAATGCAACCTAACCAAGGGCCACCCGCCCTACAAGGAGCCGCTTAATATGGCCTATTCAGGTGAAGGATTTTCGATTTACGGAATCAACGGGTCCGGTACGTTTGTCCCGATCGCGGTCACGGGCGGCACCGGGACCACCGGCGGATCGATTTCGACGTCGGTCCCTTCGGCGACCCGAGCCGATACTTACACCGTCGCCGCTTCGGGCGTCACCGTCACGCCCGCGGCTCCCGTGAAATCGTTTTCCATTCTGGTGAAAGGCACCGGGGCCGCCGCGACGGCCTGGAACGTGGTGCTGGAAGGTTCCCTCGACAACGTGACCTTTACCACGATTCTGACGCACACGCAAGTCACCGGGGATGGGGTCGTCCTTTATTCGGGAGCCTCGTTTACGCCGAGCCTTTATTTTCGGTCGCGTCTGACATCAATTACTCTGGCTCCGGCGACCGCGATCGTCGTGACCATTCTGGGAATGCAATAACATGGCTATTCAACCGTCCTCCGTCGCTTCCCTGTCGCTCTCGATTCAATCCGCGAATAATTCTGCTTCGGATTCATTCGGCAGGCTGCGTATTTCGGCTCCCTATTCGGAATTCGACAATAAACAGCTCTACGATAAAAATCCGTTGATCTGGTCGGAACGTATCACGGGCGCTGGGACGTCCATCCATAACCCGAATTTAGCGCAGGTGAGTATGCACGTTGCCTCGACTCCCTCCTCGGTAATCCGGCAGACCAAACAGCGTTTCAATTATCAGGCGGGCAAAGGAATGCTGGTGTCCGTTTCGGGGAATTTTCAGGGCAGCGTTCCCGGCGTGATCAAGCGCATGGGATTTTTCGATGATCTAAACGGAATGTATTTCATGGTGGACGGCACGGGCATGTCCGTGGTCATCCGTAGCAGCGCTACGGGCAGCCTCGCCGAGACGGTGGTCCCGCAAGCGAACTGGAACCTCGATAAATTGGATGGTCTGGGCTCCAGCGGCATCAAATTGGATCTCACCACGCAGCAGATCCTGGTGATTGACTTTCAATGGCTGGGATCCGGGCGAGTCCGTTTCGGATTTTATTTGAACGGAATTGTCGTGCTCTGTCATGAAATTGACCACTCCAATATCTCGACCATTGTTTACACCTCGACACCGAACCTGCCCTGCCGGTTCGATATTGTCAACGCCGGTACAGGGGCGGCCGCTTCGCTGCTCCAGGGATGCGCGTCCGTGATCTCGGAAGCCGGTTTCGATCAGACGGGTATTATTCGATCCGTTGATCGCGGGATACAAGGCTTAGTGACAGGTGCGGGTAGCACGGCCATCGTCCCGCTCATTTCTATCCGATTAAAAGCCACGCAGACGGGAACCACCATTATCCCGTTATCCACGGAAATCATGGCGGGAACCAATAACGGCCAGATTTTCCGCTGGTGTTTGCTCTTAAATCCTGTCATTGCAGGCGTCGATCATGCGGTCTGGTCTCCGCTGGGATCAAGCTCGGTCGAATACGATATTTCCCGCACGGCGGCCAATACGCTTACGGGGGGTACGCAGGTCGCCTCGGGCTATGTCCATAACCGGATCAGTTCGGTGACCGCCCCAGTCGCTTCCACGCTGACGCTGGGTGAGGATCTGAATTTGGTTCAAGATCAGTTTGTGCTGGGTGTTCAGAATACCCAGAGTGCCAATGAAACGTATTTCGGCGGTATCACTTTCCGAGAATTACAGTAAGGAGAATTTATGGCGACCAATGATTCTGCAAGTTCTGTGATTCGGTTCAATGAGATTACACAGGTCTTTGAATACTCCACGGGTAAAACTTGGACGCCCGTAGCCACCCTCCCATTAACGGGCGGCGTTCTCTCGGGGTCGGTGAGTTTTAGTGGGACGACCAATGCCTTTAGCCCGCCGGTCTTGACCACCACCCAGCGCGACGCCCTCACGCCGACCGAGGGGATGGTCATTTACAACAGCACGACACACAAATTGAATGTTCGCACCGCTGCGGCCTGGGAAGCGGTGACGAGCGCCTAATCTATGGCTACTGACACTGCTGCCAACATCGTTAAGGGCGTTACGGAAAAAATTTCGCCTGCGAACGGATCGAACGGGAAGGACGTAACACCTCCTCCCACGACGACGGATGCCTTACCCGTCGATCCGAACGCGGGAAAAGAAAAATACACCGTCGACGGGAAAGACGTCTACCTGACGCCCGAGCAGGCCCGCGCCTACGTGCAAAAGGGCATTTCGTTTGAGCCTCGGATGGATCAGCTGGGCAGGCTTCAGCATGAAACGGCTGCATTTCTTCAGACGTTGCAGGACGATCCGGCGAAGGTGATCTATAACGAACGGTTCGGAAAGCCCCAGGAAGTCTTGAAGAAAATTCTGGGCTCAACCAAAATTTCAGACGAAATCAAAGAAACGCTCGGGCAGTGGTATTACGAAAACGTGATGGTGCCGGAAAAGATGACGCCCGAGCAGCGTGAGGCGATGGAATGGAAAGCCAAAGCCCAGGCGCACGATCAATATTTAATCCAGCAGCAGCAGGCGCAGGTCGAGGCCGAAAATAACGTGCGGGTCAATCAGGCGATGGGCGTTTTGAAAGCGCAAATCAACGAAGCGATGACCGAGGCCGGGGTGCCGCTGGCCTCTAAAATCGCTCCGCAGCTGGCCAAGCGCGTCGCCCAAGTGATGCAGTCAGGGTATTTGACCGGCCGCATGGTGACGCCCAAAGAAGCAATGGCCAAAGTGAAGGCGGAAATTTTCGAATACCAGAAGTCCTATTACGACGTGTTGGACGAGGACAAGCTGGTGGAACAGCTCGGCAAAGACAACGCCGAAAAAGTCCGAAAGTTTTATCTGAAGGCGGTCAAAGATGCCGAGAAGGATAAAGTCAAAAAGGAATTTCGCCCGGCAGCCAAGCGCGACGAGCGCAAGACCATGACGCCCGACGAATTCCGGGCGTACTTAGACGACCTCAAAAAGAAGTAACCCGATTTTGTAGCAAAGAGAAGACTTAAACGACCGCTATTCGCACCGCTCGACGCCCGGAGTGTCATCGCTCCCCGCTATCCCGCCCCCGCGAACGCCACTCCGAAAGCCCTTCTCCTGAAAGTAACCCTGGAATGTCCAGGAATTAAATTAAGGAGACCTACCTATGGCTTCAGCCTTTGAAACACAGTCGACCCTCACCGGTCTGTTTAAAGATGTCTACGAAGACAAGATCGTAAACCTCGTCCCGGAATCGTCCGTCCTCCAGAAGCGGATTAAGTTTGTCGAAAACGATAAACGCGAAGGCCGCTTGCTTCACCAGCCCGTGCTATTGGCCTTGCCAACCGGCATGACCTTCGGCGTGGGTGCGGTGGCGCTGGTAACCCCCGTCGCTTCCACCATGGGCGACGCGCAGATCGCAGGCGCGGGTATGACGCTGGCCGACCGGATCACCTATGACGTGGCGGCCAAAGCCGCGTCGGGCGGTGTTCGGGCATTCGTCGAGGCGACCGAACTCATCGTCGACGCACTCACGCAGTCGATGTCGAAATTCATCGAGATCGAACTTATGTGGGGATCGTCCGCGCATGGAACGCTCGGGGAAACGACCGTGCATACGGGCGCAACCACGATCGGGGTGCTCACGATCGACCTGGCGGAATGGTCTGCCGGGATCTGGTCCGGGATGGAAAACATCAACATCGACGCGTACAACGCGGGCGTGTTGGTCAACACCCTGGCTCCGCTGGTGGTGACGTCGGTCAATGTATCGACGCGTGTGGTCACGGTCAGCGGAAACGCGACCGATGTCGCGGCGATCAACACGGCCAACGGAACCGCGCTCCAGCTGTTCCCGTATCTGGCGTTCGGTCAAGAAATGCAGGGGTACTACAACATCCTGGCCAACACCGGGACGATCTTCAACATCAACTCGGCGACTTATGCGCTCTGGCAGTCGAATGTCTATAGCGCTCTGTCCACCGCCTTGAACTTCGGGAAAGTGCAGTCGGCCGTCGCACTCGCCACCGCCCGCGGTTTGATGGAAGACGTGACGGTATTCGTCAATCCGAAAACCTACTCCAACCTCATCACCTCCCAGGCCGGAGCCCGACGCTACGACTCCAGCTACAAGAAAAATGAATTGGAAAACGGAACGGAAAGCCTCTGCTTCTATGGTCCGAACGGAAAAATCGAGATCGTGGGCCACATCTTCATGAAAGAGGGTTACGCATTCATCCTCCCCCTGAAGCGGTGCCAGCGAACCGGTGCCACCGACCTGACCTTTACCCTTCCGGGTATGCCAGGGGAATTCTTCCTGCAACTGCCGGGCTACACGGCGTATGAACTGCGCTGCTACACCCTGCAAGCGGCCTTTTTGAACAGCCCCGCCAAAGCGGTGCTGATCAATCTGATCGTCAACCAGTAACCGTCGTTACTGCCTCGCTTCCGCTCTGGCCTTCCTTGGGGTCCAGGGCGGGGTGAGAGGCAGAACACCTAAAGGAGATTAATTATGGCGAGTCAATTCACGCTGGTGGTTAACGATTTACGCGACACCGCAACGGTTCGCAGTGAAATTATGCCGGGATTCTCCGGCCTCACGAATACGACGGTCGAAAATCAGGGCGACGCCTGGGCGGTTTGCCGAAGCATCGGCTCTTATTTTGAACGCTGCGCGGTCGGAGCTATCAGTGTGAACATCACGGTCGCGACTGGCGTCGCAGCGTCCGCCACCGCCACGTTCTCGACGGTGGTTGCAACCAACACGGTCACGATCGGCGGGGTCACCTTTACGGGGTCCGATACCGCCTCGGGAGCGGTCCAGTTTCTGACCGGGACCACCGACACGCTCTCGGCCGCGTCGCTGGCCGCGGTGGTCAACGCCAATACCACGGCAAACAAGCTGGTCAAAGCAACGTCGGCCGGTGCGGTCGTGACCTTTACGGCAGTCGCCCCCGGAACCGCGGGGAACTTTATCACACTGACAAAAAATGGGGCTCCCATTACGGTGACGGGCTCCGGGTTCTTAGCGGGCGGAACGACGGCCACGCAAGTCGTAATCAGCGAGGGTCTATAACCCATGAAACCCCCAAAGAAAATGTCGGACGGAGAAGTGAACGACTTCGCCTTCAAAAAGCTGGTGGGTGATTTGGACGGGATCGAAGCCGAAGGAATGTTTAGTGAAGAAAATCCTATGCCAAATCCTAGCGAGGGGACTCACTCGACTACTGTTACTGGTCCTGGGTACTCCATCGAAATAAAAAACGGGATGGACGGCCAGCAAACCAAAGCGATGCCCGAGATTAAAAAAGCCCCCGAAGAGGACGAGGAAGAATCCGAACTCGGTAAATAAGGAGCCTCATGGTTGCCGCTGCCCCGGACTATACCGTCGATGGCTCGAGCCTCGCCTTAGTATCCAGCGTCTATCGCGGGATACTCGCGCCGAATGCCCAAAACGCCCAGCAGCCGGAAGACGTCATCGCATTTATGGATCAAGAAATGCGGACGACGATCGTTCCGCTGGTGCTGGCCGCCCAAGAGGAGTTTTGGGTCAAAAATTACGATCAGCCGGTCGTGAGCGGGACGTTTAACTATACGATCCCGAAGCGGGCCGCCTTTGCTACGTGGCGCGACGTTGTTTTCGTCGATCCGAACAAAAACGAAATCAATATGTCGATGCTCTCGCCGGAATATCTGAAGCTGACCTACCCGGCGGGCGGAAATCCTCCGCTCTATGCGTTTGGCTTTATCCTCCAAAACGACCAGATCATTCTCTATCCGAACACGCTGCCCGCGCCCACGCAGTACCGGCTGCGGATGAAAATTAAGCGTCGCCCGAACAATCTGACCCAGACGACCAACTGCGCCCAGATTATCTCCATCAATACGGGAACCAATGTCGTCTCGGTCTCGGCCGTTCCGACGACCTGGACGGCAACCGATACCTTCGACATCATTCCGAACTCGCCGCAGTTTACCAGCCTCCGCGACGATCAAACGATCTCCCTTATCAACGCGAACAATCTCACGTTTTCCAGTCCTGGGGTGGATCCCTTTACGGGCCTGCCCTTGTCCGCGCTCCCGACGAATGCCGAGACGGGTGCATTCACGATGCAAGTGGGCGACTGGGTGTGTCCGTCTCAAATGTCCTGCATTCCGCAGGTGCCTTACGATATGTTCCCGCTTCTCGTCCAGCGCTCGATTATCCGCGTCCTGGAATCTCTGGGCGACACTCAAAATTTGACGGTGGCCGAGCGCCGTTACCAAGACATGGCCGTCGATTTCGCCCGAACCGTCTCCCCCCGCATTGATGGCACACCGAAGAAAATCGTTAACCGCAATACGCCCGGCTGGTGGGGAAACGCGGGCTTTCCGTTTATGAGGTAACCCATGGCAACACCCGTCAATTACAACGGAGTCAGTTACAGCATTCCCGCTTTCGGGGACGTCGGATACGCCCAAGGGCCCGGAAATCTTTCGTCTTACTTGATTGCTCTGGCCGGTGGGCCGCAGGCAACCGGCGGACTCTTCTCGCTTACTGCCCCGCTCAACTTTGGTCCGAATTTCGGGCTGATTGCCGTCAATTACACGACCACCACCGCAAATCCGGCCACCGCTGGACAGATCCGCCTGGCCAAAACCGACACGATCGACTGGCGAAATAATGCCAACTCGGCGAATCTCCCGCTTGGGATCAACGGTTCGGATCAGCTCACCTATAACGGGGTGGTCATCTCGACTGCGGCCGCGGGCGGAACGGTGAATGCAGGCGTGGCCGGGCGCTTAACGCTTTACCCCGCTGCGGGCAATACCGTCGACGATGTTTACACACAGAACGCTTTCGGGATTGACGTCCTGATCGCCACCCAGGCTGCGCGGTCGATTGCGCTGGAATACACGATCCCAAATCCTGGGAATGCGGTGGCCGCGGCCACCTTTGCGCTCCTCGAACTCGCCCAGACGTTTACCGCGACGCAGACTTTCGCAGCCGTTACTTTGACCGGCGTATTGACCGGCGTAAACGCAATCTTTTCTGGGACCACAAACCAGATCGTCCTCGGCACTACCAACACGGTCACGATCACCTCCCCCGCTCCAGCGGCCTCTCGCGTCTATACAATCCCCGACGTTTTGGGCGCGGCCAGCTTTGTGATGACGGCTGGAGCGCAAACCATCGCGGGAGTCAAAACATTCAGCTCTGCTCCAGTCGTTCCAAACGGAACGACGACAACGCAGGCGGTCAATTTCAGCCAACTCCAAAATGAAGCATTGAACATTGCGGATAACGGAGGGTTTGAAATCAACCAGCGCGGAACGACGTCAACCAATCCCGCCAATAACACCTACGGAACCGTCGACCGGTGGAAGGTGCAAAACTCCGAAGCCACCACCGTGACGGTAACCAGGGAAACGACAACTATTGATACGGTCGGGCTTGCTTCGATGAAAGTCGTGGTTACGGGCAGCACGGCTTCAAAGTATTGGCAGGTGATGCAGAACGTCGAAAACTACGCCGATTACAGAGGAAAGACCCTTACCCTTTCCGTTCGCGTGAATGCGAACACGGCCTCCGCCGTCAGGGCTTCGCTTTATGATGGCACGACGCAATCCTTTTCCTCCTATCACACGGGGGGCGGCGCATGGGAAACCCTAACGGTGACGCAGGCGATTTCCGCCACGACGACGGACTTGGAACTGATCATCGGAATGTGTCAAGCCGGGGACAAGAAAAACGGTACTTATTATTTCGATTCGGCTATGGCGGTGATTGCCGCCGAGCCCGTTGCTTTTGTCGGAACGAATCCCGAGGTGGATTTGGCCCGATGCCAGCGTTTTTATACACGCCTCGGAGACAAGGTTACAAACGAACAGATGGTCAGCTTAATGTGTTGGACAACCGTTCTCGCGCTAGGTGCTTACCAATATCCCGTTCCGATGCGAGCTGCGCCAACAATTACATTCACAGGTCCAACGAATTTCCAGATTTACCACTCCACTATAGCGACCAATGCGACCGCAATGTCTGCTTCAGTCCCCAGCGTCATGAATTGTCAAATTGCGATCACGGTTGCTTCTGGATTGACAGTCGGGCGGGCTGGGATCTTGACGCAAAGCGCCACGTCGTCGTTCATTGAATTTTCGGCGGACCTGTAAGGAGCATCTATGGCAGAAAATTATAAATGGCTAGTTCTTAACTCCGTCATAAAACGCCTTTCAGACGGTGCGAATATTCCAAACGATGGCGCAAATAAAGACTGGCGGGACTTCCAGACGTGGTTGCTAACGCCTGGAAATGTCCCCCAAGATGCCGACCCGCCACCGACCTCCGCTGAAATATTGGCGGGAGATCGTGCCGTCGCTCTTAATGAACTTCTGGACGCCCACTCGAACTCTAAATTAATTCGGGCGGTCTTCCTGGTCGCCCTGGACGAAGTTAACAACCTTCGTCAACGGGACGTGGACAATCACGCAGACGTAGCGGCCGCGGCCTCGCTGGCTAATCTGCAAACCCGGTGGGCTGCGCGGGCTCCTCTGGCCGCCCGCACCATCGCGCAATTCAAGAATGCCGTCCAATCAAAAATTACGGCGGGGGATGCTGACTAATGCTTCCTACGGTCCAACTTAAAAATTTGGGGCTCATGACATTCCCGAATCTACTCTCGGAAGTTCCGCCGGGCGGCATGACGATCGCCTCGAATGTGAATATCGATCGCCCCCAGGTGGCCGAGACGCGCCGGGGGTTTGATTTCTATGGGACCACGCTACCGTCGCCAGCGATTAAGGGCTACAACTACGACAACACTCTGATCTGGTACCTGCTAAACGGAAAGCTGGTCTATGACTCCGACGGCATCGGTACTTGGGTCGCCTATGCCGGATCCTTTTTCCCGCCCGCGGGCAGTTTTATCTTCTCGACGCAATCCTCGGGCAATTTCTATTTCACGACCAATAACGGAGTTTATAAGCTCGATTCCGTAACTGGAACGCCGCGCCTGGCCGGATCTCCTCCGGCGCTCGATCTCCAGGGGGCGATTTCTGGCGTCGGAAACGCCGTGACGAACAACTCCCAAGTCATGTACCAGGTTGTTTTCGGCTATATCGATGCAAACGACAATCTCATTCTGGGCGCTCCATCTCAATTTCTTTTCGTCAGTAACAGCGCGGGCTCGACCCAACAGGTCACCCTCACGATCACGATCCCCGCCGGATTGACCACGCAGTATTTCGTCCAGGTTTACCGCACGGCCAACACCGGGTCGCTTTCGATCCCACCCGGCAATAACGCCCAGCTGATTATCGAGCATAACTTGACGGCGGGCGAACTTATTGCCAAGTCGGTGACGCTGATCGACAACATCCCCGACACGCTCCTGGGCGCGTTTATCTATACCGCCGATGGCCAGCCCTCCAATTTCCCGAATGATGTTCCGCCGCTGGCGCTCGATATCACCACGTTTCAAAACATGACGTTTTATGCCAACTATCACACGACCCAGACCTCGGACGTAACGCTGATCTCGGTCGGCGCTCCGCTCGGGATTCAAATCGGCGACACGTTCCAGCTCACCGACGTCAATTCCGCGACCACCTACACCTACACGGGGGCCGCGGCCAATAATGCGGCGCTTCGGACCTTTGCCATCGTCACCGGTGGAACGATCGCCCAGAATATCGACGCCACGGCTCGAAATCTGGTGGCGATGATCAACCAAGACACGCTCAATCTGTTTTTTTACGCCTATTACATCACCGGCGAAAACATTCTGCCTGGCGCAATCCAGATCAAATCCCAAAATCTGCAAAACGGGCCGTTTACGGTAAATTCCAGTCGGCAAACCAGCTGGAGCCCGCAGATTCCGGCTGCGGGCAACACCTATATCAGCGCGAACAACGCCCGGCCGAACGGATTTCTGGTTTCAAAAATCAACCAGGCGGAAGGCGTCCCGCTCGCCTATGAATATCTCCTCCAGGCGGGCACGATCAACATCATTATTTACCGGATGATCGCGCTCCAGGATGCGGTCTATGCGTTTACCAACGGCGGAATCTTCCGCATTACGGGATCCGACCCTACCGCACTCCAGACGCTGTTATTCGATTCTTCGGCGGTCCTCTTCGGCCTCAATACGCCCGTCGTCCTCAACAATTCCATTTATTACGCCTCAAACCAAGGTGTATGTAGTGTTTCCAGCGGCGGAAACCAAATCATGAGTCGGAATATCGAGCGTGACCTTTTGCGCCTCGAACAAATCGCGACATTTGTCTCCCAGGCCTTCGGATGCGTCTACGAATCGGATCGCCGCTATTTTCTTTGGCTGCCGAACGAAGACACCTTCGTAAAACCATACACGTACAACTGGTTAACCACCAGCTGGACCCTTTGGACCCGAATTGCCACCGCGGCCATCGTCTCTGACTCGACGAATAAACTTTACGTCGCCGATTCTGCCGGAAACATCTTCCAAGAGCGCAAATCGTTTACCAATACCGATTTCGTCGACGAGCATTACAACGTCGTGATCACGGCGACCAATACCACGCTGGACACGCTCACCCTGGCCAGCTCGGCGAATGTCCAGATCGGCGATGTCATTCAGCAGACCGTCGGATCGGATCAATTCACGACGCAGGTGCTGGGAAACGATATTCCTTCGGGCGTGGTGAACGTGGTGGACGCGACGGGGTTTGCGGCGGGCGCGGCGATCGACTATCGCTCGATTGTTTCAGAAATCCAGTATGCCCCGCTGCATGGCGGATTTGCCGAGTATGTGAAAGCCTGGGACAGCTGGCAGTTTATGTTTTCTAACGCCAATTTCCGCGAGGTCTCTATGCGGATGTCAACCGACTGGTTTCCGGCGGCCGAGACCGTGATGATGTCGCCCGTTTCCTCCGGCGGCTGGGGAACGCAGGCCTGGGGAACCTTCCCCTGGGGTGTCTCGACCATTCCCGAGCAGGTGATTTCTTCGTATCCGACCAAAAATACGCGTTACGCCCACTGGGTCATTATCAATCTGCTTTTGACGCAGGCGTTTACGTCTTTTGGGTTAGATGGCGTCTCCTGCACGTTCGATATTGTCGGGACGAGGGCGCACTAATGCCTTTTAACAATAACTCGAATCTTCCCAGCATCCAGCGGATCAAATTCGAGGACTACAAAGACGCCCCGGCATGGTTCGAGCATTTTTTGGAAACGCTCAACCTGTTTATGACGGCGATCTACAACATCGTCAACCACGGGATTACCTACGCGAATTTAGCGGTCATCCAGCCTTTTACATTCCAATTTACACCGGGCTCGACGGTGGGATTTAAGTTTTCGAATCCGGTTGTCGGGATCCCGAACAGCGTGATCTTAGGAAATGTCTACGAGGGCAACCAGCAGCAGATTCATCCGGCCGTGGCGACGCAGGTCTATTGGCATTATTCGCAGGGGTTCATTTTTATCGACAACATCGTGGGACTGACGGCCGGAACGAAATACACGGTTGTCGTCCAGGTTTCGTGAGGTGATTTGAAATGAGTTTTCTACCAATCAACGAAGAAAACAAAGACGCGCCGACTGGGCAAACGACCAACGCACCGGGCAGTGACACACCGATGCCCCCGCAGACGGGTGGATCAGTCGGCGACGAGGGTGGCGGTCCCGCCACGGCCGCTAAGGGGTCAGCGACCGCTTCCCCAACGCAATTTGGTTCCTCGGCTTCGAAGCTGGGCGATTATTTGTCGGCGAACGCACCGCAGATCACCCAGCAGGCCGATACATTGTCCGGGAATTTAAACACGCAGTATGGAAATCTCAATCAGGGGATTACCGACGCCGCAAATCAATTTCAGCAGCAGGTCCAGGGCGGATATAACGCCAATAACCCGGACGTGGTAACCCAGGCGATGGCAGATCCGACGAAGTTCGCTTCGGATCCGAACAATGTCGCTGCTTTTCAGGGCCAATATAACAACGCCTATACCGGCCCGACGAATTTCGAAGGGACGCAGGGCTATTCGGATCTTCAGAATCAGGTGGGCCAGGCCGTCCAGCAGGGCAATCTCTTAGGCACCCAGTCAGGGCTCCAGTCGTATCTCCAGGGGCAGGGCAAAAATCCGACGCAAGCGATGTCAACTTTGGATTCGCTTCTCCTCCGCGGGAATCCCGAAGCGCAGCAGAAAATCAATACGGCGGCGGGGCAATTCGGGAATTTGACTGGCCAGCTCGGCACCGCTACGACCGGCGCAGATCAATCCGTCGTCGACGCACAAAAGGCGGCCGCGGATTCCGCCGCTTACGCGCAAGGTCAAATAAATCCTTATGCCGCGCAATTCCGGCAAGGTCTCGTCGACAATCTCACGAAAAACGAATCGGATCGGACGGCCTACAATGCCGCGGTCAATAAGAATCAACCGCTGGCCCAGACGTATCAGGCGCAGCTCTTGGATGCCCAAAATCAAGACCTGGCGAAAAGTCAGAGAGGTTTGCAGGCGGGATTTGTCGATACCTTTAATATCGCACCGTATAAATCCCAGATCGATGCCCAGCTTAATCCCTCTTCGCAATTGAGCGGGCTCGCTCCCTATTTGCAAAACAATTCGATCGTCGACCCTGCCACGCTGGCCAATTTGTCGACGACGGATCAGTACGGGAAAGATGCTGCGCTTCAAAAACTTATCGGTGGCGGCTATCAGCCGGTCTTAGACCAGGCCTTTATCAGCCAAGCGGGCACCGCCAAATCTATTCCCGGAATGCCGGGAGCCATTACGGATCCCGCCGGGCAAATTCAGTACATGGGCGATTTAACGAATATGTATTCCAACGTAAATCTAAACCCCGTCCGTTCGATAGGGCAACCGGGCCTCGGCGGATCGGATCCGTTCCTAAGCATGACGCCGCAGCAGATCGCGCAGCAAACGCTCTCGAGATATAACACCTCACCGACGGGCTACAACAATAACGAAGGAACCTTCGGAGGCACCGGAAGCCCGGCTGCGACAGCGTACCTCGCGGCGCTTAATCGGTTGATTGCGAACCAATACGCGGGGAGAACGTAATTTATGAGCTTGCTAGATACTTTCACGGGCGGGAAAACAGGCGACGCAACGCGAGCGCAGTTGCAGGGCCTGGCGGGGTTGCAGAATGTCGTCGCTCCGACCCAGGAACAATTAAGTCTCCCCGAACTTCAGCAGTACGTCAACGCGGGATTGATGACGCCCGCGCAGATGCAGGCCTATCTCCAGCAAAGTAACGCCTACGCCACCGAAAATGTCGGGCAGCAGGGCACCGCGGCACAAATTGCGGCGATTAATCAGCTGGCAGGCGTCGCCAATGCTGGGGCCGAAGGATCCGCGACCCAGCGGGCGCAAATTGAGCAGGTCAACCAGGACGCCGCTAGAAATCTGGCCGGGCAACGCGGCGCGATCGATCAGCAGGCGCAGGCGCGAGGTGTTTCGCCGGGAATGCTCCAGGCGGCGATGGGGCAAGTGCAGGCCGGTCAAGGCCAGCAGGACGCGCACATGGCCGCGCTCCAGGCGCAAGGCCAAAATTATCAGCAGGCGCTGGCCGCGATGGCCTCCGGCGCAGGTGCCGGGGCTACGTTGCAGGGACAGCAGAATACCCAGGCCAACACGGTCGCCCAGGCGCAGAATGCGATGCAGCAATTTAACGCAGCCAATCAGCAGAATGCCAGCCAAAACAACGCGGCCAATACCCAGGCGGCCAATGCCTATAACGCGACCAACGCCCAGGCGGTCGGCTCGGCCAATACGGGGCTGGTCAATCAACGAACGCAATATAACGCGCAAGTTCCGCAGCAGGTTTTCCAAAACGCAATGCAAAAGGCGACGGGAGTGGCGAACCAGCAGAACAATATCGCTCAAACCGCTACGGCGCAAGGCCAGCAGAACGCGGGGATTACCAGCGGATTGTTAGGAACCGCGGGGACGGTGATCGGCGGAATGTATGGTGGGCCGGTGGGCGCGGCCGCAGGCAATAAGATCGGCACCATGGCGGGCGATGCCGTGAACAAAAATAACGCGCAAAATGCGGCGCATGGCGGAATTATTCAGCCTTACGCGGCCGGTGGAATGGTCGGGCATGAGCGCTGTTTCCATGACGGCGGAATCTGTCTGACGGGTGGCGGAATGGTGCCGGGAAAGCCCAAGGTGCACGGGGATTCGCTTAGAAACGATACGGTCCCGGCCAGACTTTCGCCCGGCGAGGCCGTTCTGCCACGCTCGACGGTCCAGCAAAATCCGGCGATGGTGCAGCAACTTCTCGGCCGCGGCCAGCCTTCACCGCCAATGGGACATCATCCCCAGGATATCGCGGCACTTTTGGCCGCAATGAAACACATGAGGGGGGCCGCTTAAATGCCGAACCCGTTCCAATTAGAAGATCCCTATGACGTCAGCTCTGGCGGAAGCAGCACGGCGCGAGGAATCCCGTCCGCGCCTCCGATGCCGGTCATGCCGCCTACACCCCCACCAGCACCTGCTTTTAATCCGCAGGCCGGGCTCCCGCCGCCTCCGGCTCCTCCGATGCCGCCGCCCGCCGTAATGCCAACGCCACCCCAGCCGGTGCAAGATGATTTGTCGAATTATTACGGACAGAAAAAGGCGGCGCTCGAGAAATACGGGCCGGAGCAGCAGATGGCCGTCGAAGAGGCGATTATGAAAGGCCGTAGAAGTCCGGGAGCCATTGCCGGAAATGCGATGACCGGCCTGGCGGACGCGCTTATGCAAGGCGTCGCACGGGCGGGGCCGAGCAACTTCCAGCAAAACCTCCAGGGCCGTCAAGATAAGACCGAAGAGGGCTACCGGAGCGCGATGGAAAAGGCGCAGACGGGGAAAATGGCGCAAACCAGCGCCCAAATGAAGTTAGACGAGAACGATCCGAAATCGCTCCCTTCCCTGGCAGCGCAAAGGGCCAATATGTCGACCCTGGTCGCGGCCGGTGTTCCTAAAGAGGCAATTCCGTTTATGCCTGCTAGTTTGATCTCGGACATCGGGACTAAAAATATCACGCTCATGGATGATCGCCAGAAAATGATGCTGGAGCAGGCTTACCGGATGGCAGGGCTGGATCTCCAGGCGGCGCAGCTGGCCGCGACCATTGCCAACCAGAAATCGACGCGACGCATGGAAGGGGCGAAGGGTCTTTCCGACCGCGGCGTGGTTCAAAAGACGGCCGAGCTCATTCCCTTCGTTAAATCGGATGCTACGAAAGTATTTCAAGAGGAAGCCCAGGGCGGGGCAGCTCCGGCTCACGCGGCCCCGACGCCAGTGAATAGCCCGGCGGAATATCAGGCGCTGCCCTCCGGGACGCATTACGTCGATTCACATGGAAACCGCGGGGTGAAAAAATAGTGTTTCAAGCGCCCGCCGATGAATTGATCGCAAGTCCGCCCGCTTCCGGCTCCGGTGGCGGATTTACTGCGCCCTCCGATGAGATCATTTCCGGTGATTACTGGGGTGACGTGAAAAAGAACGCGATCGCCGGAGCCAAACAATGGCCCGCCGCGGCCGAGACGATGGGCGGCCAAGCGCTGAAGATCGGACGAGCAATGATGCCGGGCCAGGTGATGCAAAGCGGCGTCGAAGCGCTCCAGGGGAAACCGCTGGGCGAAACTCCCGTGGGCGAAGGCGCAAAGGCTCTTTACGATGTCGGAAAGGGCGCTCTTCACGGGGCCTGGCAGGGCGTGAAGGATACCGGCAGCGCGATTAAAGCGCCTTTCGAAATGATGGGCGGCGAAGACCTGGCGCAAACCGATATCGGCCAGAAATTCCGCGAGCGGCCGCTAAGTGTTCCGGCCGGAGTCGCGGGGACCGTATTGCCTGCCGTTTCAGCATTTAAGGCATTGCGCGGTGCCGGTGCGGCCGCCGAAGAGGGCGCGGGACTTGCCGGGGAAGCGGGGGCCGCGGCCGAAGAGGGCGCAGGCGCAATCCCAAAACCACCTCCCGTCGGTGAAGCGCCGCCGCTCGGATCCGTGCCGCCCGAACCGCCTCCCGTAGGAGCAGCGCCCAAACCTAACCCTTTGCAGGAGGTTTCCGATTACGTCGCCAATAAATACGGGAAAGTGTCGTCTAAGCCCGGATTTACCGAGGGCATCGGCCGCTATTTGCAGGATGCCTCCCAGAAAATGGGCGGGAAAGATATCGGGATCCAGCCTCGCCAGATCCAAAGTATGGGGCAGGGCTTTAAGGGCCTCGAAAAGGCCGAGGCGCTTGTCGATTACGCCCGCGAAAAAGGATATCTGGATCCCGGTCTCACCGATATCGCCCGTAAGGCCGCGATTAAGCAAAACATGAAACAGGCAGGACAACAGCTCGAGGCGGTTCGGGCGATTTCCGATACCCGCGGTGCTCCTCCGATCGCGGAAATCCGAAATCAGCTGCAAACGCAGCTTACTGCGGACTTTGGGATCGATGCCCCGAACGAAATCAATAAAGTCCTCCAGAAATTCGATAAAGCGGCCAAAGAAAACCCGACCTTTTCTGGGATGGCGGATCTTGCCTCCGAACTCAATAAATCCAAAACCCCGGCGAAATCGATGGGTCAACATCCCGGCCCGACGACCGATGGGGCCAACATCGTTAGCCAAATGACCAATGACGCCGCCCGGAAACTTTTAAACCCCCAGGAGCAGAAACTTTATACCGATTCCCTGCGAGATTTCGGAGCGCATAAGAAGCTCGAGCAGGCCGTCGCCGCGTCCGGCCGCCGGGAACTCTCCGCCCGGACCAATCAGCGCGGGCTGGTGGGACGTCTGTTTCAGGAAGCGCTCGACCGTGGCGGATATCGCGTGGCCGGGAATGTGGCGAATCGGCTTGGTAAATCCATGGTCGAATCTCCGGCCAAAGTCAAAACGCTCCCCCAGTTTTTCGAAGAACTCGCGCACCATACCGACGACGTAATGGATGAAGCGCTGGATATCCAAGGGATGGCCCACGGCGGCATTGTCGGAGAAGTGGGCGCACATCTCGAATCTAAATATGGAGCGCGGTGAGGTGCCTCCACTGCGGCTCGGACCAAGTGGAAAAAATCATGGATGAGGCAATCGCAACGTGGATCCGGTGCCTGGAGTGCAAAAAAGAGAGCGTTTTGGGATCTCACGAAGGCCCCACGCAATTAGAGAGCAAGGTGTAAGGAGTCAGAATGTCCGTCGGAGCTTACAAATATTTTAACCCCGTGCAAGATCCCAAAATGGTCGGCCTCGTCGGTGATTTGATGGCGATGCTCGATCAGGCCCGGCATATCGCGGGGATCCCGTTTGTCATCACCTCGGGGCTGCGAACCAAAGCTGAAAACGACGCGCTGCCGACGGCGGTCCAGAACAGCGCCCACTTAACCGGCCAAGCGGTGGATTTGGCCTATTCCACGTCGACCCAGCGCCTTTTAATTATGAAAGGGCTTTACGCCGCGGGATTTAACCGGCTGGGGATGGGGACCAACTACATCCATGCCGATATCAGCAAGACGTTGCCCCAGAATGTATTTTTCCTGGAAGACGGGCTCGCCCATTGAAGACCTGGGCGATCATTTTGGGCGGGGCGATCGTCTTGTGCTGGATGATCTTTGTCGAATGCCGGATTAATTTCCTCTACCTCTGCATGGATAAGTCGGCAAACAGCCATCTCATGCAGAACGACATTAATTCGGAAATCTTTGAAAGGTTTGGGGAACTAAAACCCAAGTGGCGACCGACGCCCTATCCGGCCCGCAGCAAAGAACGATGAATGGGCGTCATTCAGTCGATAAGGACCGATGGATGCGGCCGGATTTCGCTGATTTGCTGCGACGGGAAAGTTCACATCTGGTTAGTCGGGCAGTTTCGCGGGACTCGGTGCCTTTGCGGACATTCTGTTTTAACGGGGAATAGCACGGGCGCGAAAAAGAAGGTTTTGCGGCTCTATGCGAAGTGGAACGGCCACGCGGATCTGGCGGAGGTGGAATATCAAACACAAAAGCAAACGGACGCCCAGGAGAAACTTGATGAAAAAAGGACGGTTAGCGATTTTGACTATGGCCCTAATTGGTGGGTGCCTCGCCGGGGCTGAAGCCGCCTCGTATACGGTCAACGTGTCTTTAAGTTCATCGACGATAAATCCGTTAAGCGTCCAGAAGGATCTCCTCGCTACTCTGACGACGGGATATTTTCTGGGGACGGCGACGCCCAGCATCTTTTTCGCCAACACCTACAGCGTCAACCTCTTTGGGCGAAATCCGGCTTTTCAGGCCCCCTCCGTGAGTACGACGCTGATCACCCTGGACACGATCACAAATAAGCTGACGACGATCTCGACCTATACCTATATCGTCGGCTATGCCCAGGGGATGCTCTATGAACGGAATCACGATGCCGGGACGCTCGGCTATTTTATGGGCCTCTGCGACAACGCGACCAATTACAACGTCATTCCGAGTACGGTCCCTCCGATCGGCGTGGTCTGGAGCTCGTCGACGTGCAACCAGGTACTGGGATTTATGGATGACTGGATCGTAACGCAGACCTCCGGCCTGGCCGTCATCCCGAATCCGCCGGTTGGATTTTAGGAGGCCTATGAATACACCCAGCGATCGAGACGTGATGTTGCAGATGCGTTATGAGCTTATTGTGTTGTTGTTAAAAGTAAAACGAGACGTGAATAAAATAAACAGGAGGATCATTACCATGGCAGCTACAGTACAAGACCTGCAAGATGCAATCACCGCAATCGGAACGCAAGTCGACGACGTGGCCACAAAGTTGACCGACTTCGCGGCAGACTTCGCGGCGGCGATCAAAAAGCTTCAAGATGCGATCGCAGCGGGAGCCAATTTAGACCCCGCGGTGGCCGCGCTGGCCACGATGGCTCCGAAATTGACGGCCCTGGCAACGTCGCTATCTGACCTAGATACGACCGCCGAAGGCATCACCGGAGTGCCAACGCCCTAGTCGAGAAATTCAATCAAATGGGAGTCCGGTCTGTGGTGACGGCTCCCAAACTATAAAGGAATTATGACCGATTCGGTAATAATCGCGCTGATTTCGTTATTCCCCAGCATCGTCAGTCTGATCATGGGATTAATCAACCATTCCCAGGGGAAGGAAATTCACACGCTTGTAAATTCGAAGATGTCGGCGGCTTTAGCCGAAATCGAACGTTTGAAAAAGCTGGTAGACGCTAAATACGTCCCGGAGGCAAAATGATCAAGAAATACTGGAACGACGCGCTGCTGATCGTAGCGGCGGTGTTACCGTTAATTCATCCGATCGACCCGAGGCTCTATGCGGCCATTGTCGCAGCGCTCGGGGCTTATGGGATTGTCGTCAAAGTCAAAGCCTCTTAAACGTTTGTAAATCGGTGTGGGGATCGGCGCTCTTTCCCGAATCGCTTGTCCAGCGATTTCTGGATCTTCCCGCTATAGATAAATTTCGTGAATTTCTTTGACCAGATGATCAGCCGGGGTCGTTTGGGATGGTGAGCCGCGCCGTGGTAGGGATAATTATGCTTCAAGGGGTCAAAACATTCTTCATGAATGTTTGCGCCTCCCCGTTTTTGAGCTGGGCCGGGGAGAATCGAAAGAGTCGCCACCCGAGGAGTCCCGCAGCATTATATTTTTCCATGTCGGCCAAAAAGCCTCCAGCGCGAGTATGACGCCCAGCATTCCATAATCCGCCCTCAATTTCGACAGCCACCCGCCTTTTCGGCCAACAATAATCAAATCGCCATTGTCTCGTCGGGTGGAAGCGATATTCTTTTTCCGGCGGCGGGAGCCCATAAATTCCCCAGATCAGATCGACGGTCAATTCAGTTTCGAGGCTTTGATATGGCTGGCCATTTCGTCGCAACGCTGCTTTAAGATCATGGCGCAATCCTCACACCCGTGGCCCAGGACCACGCGCTGCGACCCGTTTTCCCAGCCGACGTCGTAGAGCTGTTCAACGGTGCGTAGGCAATGACGGCAAACAACGGGGGTCATCTCTGGGTCTATTTTTCTTTCCGGGTTTTCTTCCACGCGTAAAGCTCCATCACCGCATCCCAGATCTTGGGGTCGGTTTTATAGAAAATCGGTGTCGTCGTCTCATCGCCGTGTAATTCCAGCACCAGTCGAAAGCTCGGCCAGTAAGAATGATGCTCAAAAAAGAGTATAGAGTAGGCGCAAAGCTGCAAATCCGCCGCTTTATCCGATTTTTCTGTAACCTTGAGATCGGCAATCCCGAGCCCCGGAAACCGGCTATCCGCAAATTCCGAGATATGGTCAATCGTCCCGGCAAACCCGTACTTTTGACTGTATAAGGGGACTTCAGTTTTACGAACAAGGTAGGCCTCCTTCGATTCATACTTTTTGAACGCTTTAAGATAAGGCGTTACATTCTCCTGATCGAGGCTTTCCTCGTCGAGCGTATGTTTCACGTGAAACTCGACCGCCTGGTGGACAAACTTCCCCCGTTCACGGTAAAACGGATCCACGCGCTCGAAATCCCGCGTAATCCCGATGGTTTTTAGAATTTCCGAAACGCTCGGGACTTCCTTCCCGTTCCAGAAATATTTGTGACCTTCCGCGTTAAAAGACAACATGGATCATGCCGCGCTCTCGATGATTCTCATAAAAATGGGTTTGGGTTTGTCCGGCTCCAGGGGAGCGGGTCTTTCGGGGTCGACGTCATGAAGCGATGGCTCTTTGTCCAGCACTCGGTCCCCGTATCCCATAAAAGCGATGAATTTCTCGACCAGCTCGGGGTCAAACTGCGTCGCGGCATTCCGGCGGATCTCCCACATCGCCCAGTCGACCGTGCGGGCCGGTTTGTAATAGCGGGCGTTTGTGATCGCGTCGTAAGTGTCGACGATGGCCAGGGCGTGGGTGACGCGGGCGATTTCGTTTGCTACCAGGCCCAGGGGATACCCTTTCCCGTCGTAGGATTCATGATGATTAGCGACGATGGGGACCAAGCGCTCAAATCCCGGCATCCAGCGCAGGCAGCGGACGCTCCAGGTCACGTGCTTTCGCATGATGGTGGTTTCTTCGGCGGTCAATTTGGCAGGTTTTTCTAAGATCGAAATCGGGATAAAAAGTTTTCCCATATCGTGCATCCCGGCCGCCAGGATCCCGTCTTCGATTTCAAATGCGGACCAGCCCAGGTATTTTCCGAAACCTTCCATGAGGGCCGTCGACCGTTCGGAGTGTTCGAAGGTTGAGAGATTTTTATGGTCGAGCCGGAGCGTGGTTTCTAAAACCCAGCGGGGTTTGCTCCAGTGACCGAAAGAGGCCTGCACCCGTAGGGAGGCAAATCGGGCCAGCTCATAGACGACTTTCCCGTAATAGCGCACCTTGGTCGGAGCCTCGTAAGAGAGGGGCGGGACCATTGCCAGCACTGCCGCTTTTTGATGGCCTGAAAGCGACAGCAAAAAGAACAATGCTGGCAAGGTCAACGCATCGCCCATGTTTTAACCTTCGTTCGGCCCGAGAATGTCCTCGATCTTCACGTCGTTATCCCACTGCGCGATATAGAAGCGATCTTCGCATCCATTGATGACGCCGAAAAGGATCGGATCTTCTACCTCGCGGATATAGGCGACGTCGAACTTATCGAAACACTTATGCCCCTGGGCGGCCTCGAGGGCATTCAGTACGTCGGCCGGGGGGACGTTTTTATAATGCTCGATCGGCTGAAAATCGAGCATCTTATAACCCCCGTTACTCGTGCGGCTCTCTTTGTACAGCTTCGCGTTAAACTCCTGGATTTTTTCCGGCCGGACGAAGCGATAAAGCTCGTAGGCCAGCGCCATTTTGCGTTTGCGCGTAGCCAACTCTTTCACTTCAGCAGATGCGGCCTTGAAACCCAGTTTTTCGAGTCGATCGACGACTGCTGGATCCTGCATCTCTGTTACCATTGCGGTCCTCCTCCTAGTCCCTGTATTCCCGATCTTTGCGCCATTTGATTCCCACCATTCCAAAAGATGTTCCCGGCCGCGCTCGTACTGACCAATTGGCCGCCGCCGAACAATTGTCCGGCCGCCGTGGTGAACGCATTGCCGAAAGCCTGATTGATGCTCCCGAGCGTCGGCCCAGACTGCGGCTTTTTAGTCAGGTGATACATCGTCCGGTCGCCTTTTTCTAAGTGCTGCAATAAGTCTTTGGGTTTCATGCCGCGGCTCCTTTCACTTCGTCGATCCACTTCAGCATTTGGTCAAACTGCGTCCGGGTGAGATCCTTCGAATGTTCCAACGAAAAATGCGCCCGGAGATAATCTTTGACGATCGGTTCATCGATCCCCGCTGCCCGGCACCGGGCAAAGAGCATTTTTCGCTGTTTCTCGGTGATGAGCGGGCCCTCACGGAGGACTGGCGGTGGCGACTCCTCGGATACGACATCCGCCTCTCTATAAGGAGGGTCGCCAAACTCGATCTCGGATTCAGCGGCCGCTGGCTCCTTTTCCTTCTCTTTGGGAGCCCGCAGTCCCTTCTCGGTAGTCATATCGACCTCTTCGCCGGGCGTCGGCTCGTAACCGGCCAGGATCGCCACGTACCGGTATTTATTCGATAGCGCTTTGGATGCGGCGCGAGTCTGGGCCATCGAGGCCAGCTGGAAAAGCGGCTTAAATTTCCAGTTCGGCTCATCCGTCATGCAGAACGCCTCCGCGCCGCCGGTTACCGCGCCGGTTTTCTCATCGATGATGGTGGCCTTCGCCTTAAAGCCTTTCGGACCACTCGGCAGCTCGACGTATTCCGCGTCCTGGGTTTGCACCGTGCTATGAAAAAACCGCCCGATGGTTTGCCAGTGTGGGAATTCCAGGAAGCGCTTCCCGTTAAACTCGACCAGTTTGCGTTTATTCGATGAAATAACCTGCTCTAGTGCTTTTGCGGCCTCGGAGGCGTCGATCATTATCTCGGTCGGCGTCTTTTGCAGGCCTATTTCGACCACCTCGCCCGTCTTCTTATTGACCAACGCCTCTGTAATGACGTTTTCACTCATTGGAGCCCTCCGCGGATCCTTCTTTTTGGCCAGGATTGATCTGTTTCAGAATTTCCCAGTTGCCTTTGCGAAGCTCCTCGAGCTTATGGGCGGCCTTTTGATGTTTTTCGTCCGCCTTTTGTAGTTCACTGGTGAAGCGCTTTTTTTGCTCCGCAAAGAGCGTTAGCTGTTCGAACACGTGCCGGATCTTTTTCTTTACCTCGGCCTTTTTCTCGTGGGTCAGGTCGGCCGCGGCCTCGTCGACGACCCCGGCCAAATCGATCGTTTCATCCGACATGGGCCACCTCCGGGTCCGCCATATACCCCTGCATTTGGAGCATGGAGTACGTCGGGGTCTCCAGGTGCGACTCGACCCACCCGGCGATGCGCTCGGCCGTATAGCGGTGGACATCGTTTACGTGCATGACCACGTGCCAGGCCGACGCCCGGAAATTGCAGGCGCAAGGGCTGTCCGTATCTTTCAGCAAAATCGGGAATTGTTTCAGCAATTCGCCGGGGACCGGGACATACCCATGCCGGATCTCCAGGGCCAGCTTTTCTTTCGAGATCGTGCCCGCGCCGAGAGAGGTGAGCATGAGCGCACACCCGCCATCGCCATCGGTCCAGCTGCCAAAGTTTTGTTTTGCCATCTTCGAACCACGTCGCATCGCCTCGCTTAGTTTCATTTTGACCTCCTTGGGGTCATTCTTTCGGCATCGTTTTGTGTTTATCCAGGTACCACATCAACTCGTCGTACTTGTAAAGTCGTTTCCCGCCTACCTTATAAGAAGGCAGGCGTTTATCCTCATTTTTAGTGGTCGAGAGTACCCATAGCGTCTGCCGGGACATCGGCCACATCGTCAGCACTTCCTTAACGCTCATCATGCGGCCCTGTGTGGCCAAATCATTCACTTTAGACATAGTGGCACCTTTCATGAGACCTCCCTTGACATGGAATATACGTTCTGTTACACTTTAGTACAGGACGCTACAGACTGGAACGTTGTAACCATGGGTGTAACCGTGGCAGATCGGGTCCAATAGTGGACAAATTTCAGTCAGTATGAACAAAATTGCCGGGGCGACCCACCCGACCCAAAGATCAGGCTCCGCCGGGTCACCGCCGGTTAAAAGCAGCCGGGCATAGTGTGATGCAAAATGACATGAATTCTTACGGAGTATAACGAAATACTACTCTGTGAAACGGATTCTAACGCTGGGAGGGTCGCGATGTCAAGTGAAATTGTCTCGACGGAAGATTGCCCCGAAAAGAAAAATCAATCGGTCGCTATACACGTTCGGCTGAAGATGCCCGACGTTATTTACTTCAGGTTATTGGAGGAGTCGAAGCGGTTGGATCGCAGTGTTTCGTACTTAATTTCAAAAATTCTGGAGGTAGATTATGAGGAAAATTCAAAACCAAAAGTCGTCTGACGACGACGATAAATCAACTGGCGGCCGACTTCCCGATGGGAGTCTGCGCTTTATCGTCGTGCTGCCGCCGGACATGGCCGACCTCTTCGAGGCGGAAATGAAGTTACAGGATCGGAAGAAATTGCCGATGGCGCGATTTATCATCACCACCTACCTGCGGCAACGCTCGCTCGATCAGGATTATCAGCAATTCACGCGACGTCGAGAGGAGATGAACCACCAGCCCGGCGGACACCAGTTTGGGTCCGAGCGTGATCTTCCGCACGACGAAGCTGCTCGAAAATTTTCTCGCTAAGAGAAAATTCGATGCGATGCCATTCGTTTTGTAACACGTAATGGTAAATGCCGTTTTTCTTCTCGACGGTTGTTTCAATGTGGACTGACATGAAATGTATTATTGCAACAAATTTAGACATTTGTAAACAGAATATTACTTTGTGTTATAGGGGAAATCCCGCATAGTCGCATGGGGATTTCTCGCAGGCGTTTATAGGGGACCAGGAGACTCTTTATGACCTTCGAACCATGGATCGAACACGATAAGCGCCGCGAGACATATGTCGTGCGGTGGCGGGATTTGAACGGGCAAAAGCGTCGCGATACTTACGCCTATGAAACCAAAACCGAGGCGCGAGACCGGAAAACCCTCGTGCGGAAAATGCTCGTCAATCAATCGCTGGGGAAGGTCGATCTTTCGCGATCGCCTGCCCAGTGCCTGGAGGAATTTCTGGAGGATTTGGACAGTGCTCACTCGACGCGAACCGGGACGACCCGCTGCGCGATCGAACGTTTTTTGAGCATGAAGGATAAGACCGGCCGCGTGATCGTCCAGACCATGGCCGACATCACGCGGGGAGTGATTCTGGATTATAAGACGTCGCTCCAAGGGGCCGGGCTCTCGGACCATACCGTCCAGACCTATGTCTCGGGATGCCTGCGGCGATGGCTGGGCTGGTGTGTCGATCATAAATGGCTGGCGGTGCAGCCTTACGAAAAAATCGGGGTCAGTGCCCCGAAGAAAATGGATCGCTTCTTTACGGATGAGGAAATCGCGGATATCGAGGCGCAGATCACCGACCCCGAATTCCTCTGCATTTTCAAGCTGGGATATCGCTCCGGGCTGCGGCCAGGCGAAACGATGCGGCTCGAGGAAAAAGACGTCCGCTGGGATCCCGCGCTCAATAAGGGCGAGCTTTATATCCCGCCGGACGAGGCCAAATCGGACGCGGGCGGACGCTACGCCGAGCTTCCGGCCGATGTTTATGCTATCCTTCCCAAGTGTAAGGGTTTGTTATTCCCCAGCTGGAACGAAGACAAGCTGAAGCGCCATTTTCGGGCCGCCCGGCGCAAGGCCAGCGTTACGCATAAGGTTATGAAAACCCGAACGCTCAAAAAGACGCTCTACTGGACCCGTCACACCTACGCCAAACGCTATTTGGAAAATGGCGGGTCGCCGAAGCGGCTCCAGAACCTTATGGGACACGCCTCAATTGAGATTACGATGGACGTTTACGGGCACCTGGACCGCTCGACCTTCCAGGATATCAACGTGCCTCCGGTGCGCCCTCTCCATATTTCAAAGCCTCTCCTGAATGGAGAAGGCGGGGCGGTGGCCAAGGGGCAAAAATCGGTTGCGGGGCAAAAATGAGGGTGCGGGGCAACTGCGGGGCAAGCGGGGCAAAACAGGGCTTACAAGCGCTGACCGAGCCTTACCAGTCAAGACAGATTCTGATCGATCGATTTCTGAGTTTTCCGTCGATAGATTCGCAAAATAGTTGAGGTAAAACCAAATTCGGGCCGGTGGTGTAATTGGGTGCACATCTCCATGGCATGGCTTGGGACATGGTTGATTTATAGACATGAAATTGAAAAGTGCGGGGCAATGGCGGGGCAAGACAGTCAAAATCGAGCCCTGGATCCGGGAAAGCAACCTGATCGAAGGGGTCGACGACCTCCAGGAGGACGCCCGGTGCCTCCGGGCCTGGAAATGGCTCTTAAATCAAGACCTGCTGCTTACAGAGACCATCCTATGGCTCCATCGCCGCATCATGATAGGGTACCTGGGGAAGTATGAAGCGGGGCGCTTTCGCCGCTGCGGGGTCATGGTAGGTGGCCGGATCTGCCCACCCTGGCAGGACGTCCCCAGCCTGCATATGTTTTGGCTTACGACCCACTTTCACGCCGCGACCGAGGAGCATATTAAGCGGGCGCATATTGAGTGGGAAACGATCCACCCGTTTGTCGATGGCAACGGGAGGACCGGCCGAATGATCATGAACTATCAGCGGGTCAAAGCAGGGCTCGAGCCCCTATTGATTCGATTTGATGAGCGGCAGGATTACTACGGGTGGTTTAAGTGAGTGCTTCGGCGATCTGATCCCAGGTTGGTAAGCTAACCGGGAACGGCGTATATTCCCACAACCAAATTTCTCCCGCCTTTTTCCCGAGCTTCTTATAGGCCAGCTTCGTGTAATATTTTCGATCGTCCCAGTCGGGACTGCATTCTCGGCACATGGTTTATAGTTTATGGTTTACTGTAAACCTCGATAAATTTTTTACACGCATCCCAGTTAACTCTGTGATCAGTTGCTGGCCCATGAGTGTCACCTCGCAACTCACACTTGTAATAACGGCGACTGAATTGATGGCAGATCAGCAAGCGGCAATCCTTGCACCGCCTCCCCGCAGGCCCCAGACCATACAAGCCCACGCACGGATTCGGGTTAGAGGGTGGCATTTGAAAAAGCGTGTCCATTGTCTTATTGAAGGCTTGGGGGTGGTTCGATCTTCTCGACCCGATCGTCCAGGTGTTCCATCCCAGGTTCCAAAATGCTTATGGACATGAGGGAGTCTAAAAAGGCGGGGTCATCGACAATCCTTTTTTGTTCTTCCAGGGGGATATCGGGATCCAGAAACGGGACACGGGCACCTCGCTCGATCAAGTATTTGCAAAACCCCACAAAACATTTTGGGTGCATTCCGTCGCCGTCGGTCACACCTTCCATCTCGATCCCCTTGTCCAGGAGATCTTTCCCACATTTAGCACAGCGGCGCTTGTCCATGTCAGTCGTCATCCTTGCAGTTTCCGCAGATACAGACCTGGCCCTTCGTGGGCTTTTTCTTAATCGCGTGATCCTTCCCGATTGTATAGTGCCCGTCGCGGGGCAGATTATAAGTCGAATAGAGATGCTCCCAGAATTCCGAGTGTTTAACTTTGCGCTCGGCTTCTATAGCCTCTATCTTAGAGACCAAAACCTGCGCCTTTCCTCTAAGCGCCGCCACATCCGATTTAAACGTGCGCTCGCGGATAATATCCTCCGGCCGGAGCGTCCCCACGGTCACCCACTTAGATTCGTCTTGCGATTCCAATAGCTCCTTAAATTTACCGAGTAGCAGCTTTCCGATTTCCGGCGGCAGCTCCATCATGTCCATACGATTTCTCCTTTAAATACAGCTGACGGAGGGACTTGAACCCCCAGCCTTCACCTTACGAAGGGGATGCTCTACCATTGAGCTACGCCAGCGCTTTGATCTGCCGGGCTAGGTCTTCCACTTCTTTTTTCACATAGCGGACATCTCGATAGGTTCCCCAGCCATCCATAAAATTCGGGTGCGGATGTTTGATTGCCTTTAAAGCCCACTTCATCGAGGGCACGACATCATTGGCATGGGCGCAATCAA